GGATGCCCTGGCAGGGCCGCACCGGACAAAGCGGCCCCGCCCCACCGCCCAGCATTCCGCCGGGCATATCACGAAATACGAAAAGAGGTTTACACGATGACCACCCCAAACGATTCCCTGGACTTCTACCCCACGCCGGACAGCCTGGCCTTTGATATGGTCTTTTCCCTGCGGGAAGTAAAATCCGGGTTCACCACCTACCCGAAACCCATCCTTGAACCGTCCGCCGGTGATGGAGCGCTTGCGCGTCAGGTCCACGCTCTGGCGTTCAACGTCCACCACGACTATAAGACCGGCGAGGTTGACCAATACGACAAGGGAAAGGCACGAAGCGCGGAGCTTGACTGCATCGAGCTTTCCAGCGATTTCCGCGCCGTGCTGAAGAAAGACGGTTTTCGGGTGGTGCATGATAACTTTCTGACCTTCCGCCCCACCACGAAATACGCCGCAATCGTCATGAATCCGCCTTTCTCCGCTGGTGCCGCGCACCTACTCAAAGCGCTGGATGTCATGCAGGACGGCGGCAAAATCCGCTGTTTGCTCAACGCCGAAACCCTGCGCAACCCCTGCACCAACGAACGGAAAGAGCTGGCCGCAAAGCTGGAAGAGCTGCACGCCACGGTAAAATATATCCCGGATGCGTTCAAGAACGCCCGCCGCGCCGCCCGCGTGGAGGTGGCGCTTGTGTCGGTGGACATTCCCGACCGGGAGCCTGTGAGCCGGATCCGGCTGGATCTGAAAAACGAAACCGCAGAGCGTTTGAAAGAAAACCCGGAGTTTGCCGCCCTGGTATCTTCCGACCCCATCACGGCAGCCATTGAACGGTATAACGCCGCGGCCGAAGGTGTGCGCCGGATCTATGCGGAATACGACGGGATCAAGTCCCTGTTTTCCTCTGCCGGCGCTGGTAAGAAAGAAAACCCCGTGATGGCTTTCACGAAATCTTATAACGACGCTATCCGGGAACTGCGCGGGATGTACTGGAAACAGCTGTTTGAAATGCCGCAGCTGTTCGATGCGATGACCTACGAAATGCAGCAGGATTACCAGAAGCGAATCAAAGAGCTTGAAGGCTACGACTTCAGCGCGTACAACATTCTGACCGTCCGGGAAGAAATTTCACGAAATCTTCTTTCCAGCATCGACCACGAAATTATAAAGCTGTTCGACGACTGGACGAACCTGCATTATAATGACGAGTACAGCAAGAACGTGCATTATTACAACGGCTGGTGCACGAACTCCGCGTACAAGATCAACCGCAAGGTGATTTTCCGCTGCAACGCCTTTGATACATACGATGGGCGTTTCTGCCCCCGGTACAACGCAACAGGCCATGTTGCCCAGATCGAGCGGGTGCTGCACTTCCTGGACACGAACGGCAAGCCCTACAATGGGGACGAACTCCGCGCCGTCCTGGATGCCGCCGAAAAGAGCGGCCAGACCCAGAAGATCCAGCTGCACTATTTCACCGCCACGTTTTACAAGAAAGGCACCTGCCACATCGAGTTTACGAACACGGACGTTTTGAAGTCCTTCAACCTCTACGCCGGACAGCGCAAAGGCTGGCTGCCGCCCACCTACGGCAAAAAGAGCTATCACGATATGGCCGCCGCAGACCGCCGGGTGGTTGACAGCTACGAGGGAGAGGCCAGCTACACCGACACCCTCACCCGGCACCTGATCCCCACGCAGAGCACGTTTTTACAGCTGAACGCTTAACACGAAACCGGATATTTTGGCAGGGCCGCACCGGACAAAGCAACCCCGCCCCATCTTCCCGACATTTACGTCGGGAACATCACGAAACGGAAAGGAGGTATTTTCATGGTTCGATGTTGGATATACTCCGCTGGGCCGGATCAATGCCAATGCTACAACGTGGATGACGAAAACTTGGCCGATCTGGCAGCACAGGCGCAATTCCTAGAGGACTTCCGTGCCCAGCGTGCAGCAAACCCGGCTTTATACCGGCAACTGCTCAATATGCTGGTGCCCGCCGCCGATGCCATTCCCATGCGCAACTATACCGGCCTGCCGTTCTGACAGCCAGCCCCGGCAGCCCGCCGGGGTTATTCTTGCATCCCGTCACGAAATCTTGTTCTAATTTATTGCTTTTATTTGCGTTTTGCTCTATCATGACAGTAACGAAACACGAAAAGGAGGTTTCCCGTTATGACTATGATTCCCGCCTTCGGCCCCTGGACAGAGCATCCCGCAGACACTGACGAAGAAAAGCGCCTTGCCAGCGCCCAGCAGAGCAAGACCAGCCCGCTTTCCGTGGACAAGGAACGCGAAACCGGGGTTTTCTATGGATCCGGCAAAGAGCCGTACCAGACCAGCCTTGCAAGCTGTACCTGCAACGATTTTGTGAAGCGCAAAAAGCCCTGCAAGCACATTTTCCGGCTGGCTATGGAGCTTGGTATCATTGATGCAGCTTATAAGACCGGCCGCAGCACCGGCGAACGAAACGAGGCGCAGATCGGCTTTGCAGACAGTGTTGCTCTGGTGGAGCAGCTTTCCGACGCGGCACAGAATGCAATCAAAGATATGCTGTATTACACCAGTGAGCGCATCGACGACCGCCAGAAGCCTGTAACCTGTCACGATCTGGATCTCGTGCCGGAGCTGCGCACGTCGCCCCTGCTGCACGAAAATCCGTACCCGCTGGAAGAAGTGCTGAACGATCTGCCAAAGCCCTTTGTTGTGCAGCTGCTGGATCTGGTGCACCGGGAAGGCAAGCCGAAACGAAATGCAGCCAAAACCGTAATGGCTGCATGGCTGGCGCAGAACGCACCCATGCTGGCAAAAGAGATGCCGCCTTGTGCATCCTTCTCTTTCGTGGAGGTGTTCGACAAAGCCCAGCGCGACGTTTACAAGTACCTGCATCGCAAGTACGACACGGAAACGGACTGGTACACCGGCGCAGAGCATCCCGCTGGGGCTGTTCCTGCGGCAGACGGTTCTACTTACTACTTCCCAGAGGACAGAGTTACCGATGCCCTCACGAAACGCGGTTTCAATCGCTGCCTGAATGGATACACCCCCACGAAATCGAAATCCTGACAACGAAACTTCATCTTTTTCTGCTAAAGATGATATTTCGGCATATTTAACCCGCCTTTTTGATACAAAACCTACAATTTAGGGGCTTAACTGCCCAGAAGGAGGCATTTCTACGAAAGATGCAGAGTTTTTCGCCCCTTGGCGGCTGGTTGCGGCCTTTGCCGATGGCTCCCGGCTCTTGTTCGACGGATTGACCGAAGAGCAGGCACGGGAAGCGATGGAAGCCGCCCAGGAGCAGCACGGAGACATTGGTTACTGGAACCGGGTCACGGATCAGAACTATGAGGACGGCAGATACTACAAAACCATCCCCGAACCGCCCTGCGTGAACGTCGTTGACTTCACCGGTTACGATGGGCCGCTCGACGAAAACGGTTTTCCTGTCGGCCTGATGGACGAAATCGCCCAGAACGCCAAAGAGGAAGGCCGGGATCCGAACGAACCGCAGATCATCTTCAAGCGCAACGCTCCGCCGGATGACCAGCCGCCACACGAAAAGTAAATCACGAAATCCAAAAAGCCCGCCAGGTCGATGACCTGACGGGCTTATGGTGTTGAAAGGACAGTTTGCATGAAGCTGAACATGGATTGCGTCCGTGCCGTTATGCTTTGCGTGGAAGAACACACGGATTTTGACCACTACTGCTACTTTATCCGCTATGCAAGGGCTGATATTCTTGATATGCTTGGTGAAGATCCCAGTGATCCACCGGCATACCAGGTTGAACTTGAAGAAAAATTCGATAATGACGATATTCTTTATGCCGTGAAATACTGCGCCGATGCCGGGCTTATCACTCTTTGCCCCGGTTCCCACCCGGAGCAATACCGCGTCAACATCCGTGAATTGACCCCTGCCGGACACAACTTTCTTGAAAACATCCGGTCTGACACAAATTGGTCGAAGGTCAAAAGCGTTGCCAAAAAAGCCGGCGCTCTCAGCGTCGATGTGATAACCTCCATCGCAAAAGACGTAGCTGTGGAAGCGGCCAAACATTTTTTAACCAACACCTGACCAGCCTGCCCACCCCAGCATCGTCAAACTCGTGCCGGATTGCTTCCTCGTTATACCACGTCTGTTTCTCTTTGATCCCGGTCTTTACGATTTCTTTCGTGATGGTTCTGACGGCATATTCCCGCAGGCTTATCATGTCTCCTTCAAGCTCGATTTTGATTTTCATTTTGCTCTCCTTTGCACAAAACCCGGTAGGCCAACTGCCCGCCGGGTTATTTCTATGCCTGTTTTCAGATTTTCGGGGTAGTCGTGTTTGTTTTTCTACGACCATCGGACACGATTTTGCGGAAGCGCCTGCGCATGAAGTTCCGTAGGCAGCCTTGCCTATAAGAGAATGTCACCCTCTGCCCAGGCATCCGCTCGGCGCTGTCCCTCGCGCGTGTTTAACGCACGCGATAATAAAGCGGCGCACTCCGGGAGCCGTTCCAGGTTCCTTCCCAGCTGTGCAAGAGCGACGTTTCGCAGGTACTTCAAATGCTGCACACTGTACGGAACTTTCTGCTGTACTTCGTGCCATTTTTTGTGGCTGATGTAGAACTCCGTCAAAATCAGATTGTGGCCACTGTCCAGCCGGTTCATTTGTTCCCGGATGATGTTCTGATCTTCCAGCAACGCGGCCCGCTGCTGTTCCAACTGGCGCAGCTGTTCTCCAATGCCCAGTTCATCCATCCGGCAGGCCATCGCCGCCGTGCTGTCCCCAGGTGTTCCGCCGCGGGGCATTCCATCGGTGCCCATGCCCCGCATAGGGTCCACTTCATCGCTCAGTGCGGTACACTGACGGCGGATGATCTCTATCCGCTGCGGGATGTCCGCATAATATTTCAAGATTGCCTCCGCCTCGTGTACTTTCACTGCTCAGTCCTCCCAAAAAATCAAAAATCTTTCTTGAAAAGGGGTTCTCCGAAAATGGGTTCTTCACCCTTGACGCGCTCCACCATGGCACCCACGCCGTAAATATCCTCAATGACCCGGCGCAGGCGATCATAGGCAAATTCTTCACCGCCATCATCCGCCCAGCCAAGGAATTGCTGGTAATTTTTCTTGATTTCTTCCTTCACAGCCTCGATCTGTTCAGGAGTGTACTCCATTTCTTCCAGCGATTCCGCAAAGAAACGAACGACCATCTTTGCCGCGTCCCGGCGCTCGGCCAGAACACGCAGCTTTTTTTCAGAGCCTACCAGATTGCCCGCCGGGAGCCAAAATTCTTCCGGCATCAGGCGGGCGGTGCGTTCTTCCAGCCGCTTTTTTGCCTCCGGTGCACCATACTTGTCATGATCCAAGATATACCGAGATGCAGCATTGTTCATTTTCAGGGTCAGGAGCGTAGATTCTTTCTCGCCCCAGTCCCAGAGATCATGCGCGGCAGCAACGGCACAGTATGAAACGACCTGCCCGATTGCCTCACGGTTCAGCGTCGTGCGGTGCTTCGACTTGCCGATGTTGATTTGCTGATTCACTGCGTTCTGGATGCTCTGCCGGTAGAATGACGGCATTCTTGCCCTGCTTTTTCCCATGATGAATCCTTTCCCGCCTGTTCGGCCAGGCGCTTCCACTTTCTGATTTCTTCCGCCGTATCTGGCGTGATATGCTCAATAAACCGCCAGTGCCGCGGTTCCGCCACAAGGTCAATGAACATACGGCGGCGGTGGATGTAATCGCGCTGCTGCCGCCGGGTGAATTTGCTTTTCACCTCCACCACCTCAACCGTACCGTCTGCATAGGTCAGCACGAAATCCGGGGTATAGTGCGCCGCCGGGAGCTTCACATTGCCGTATTCTTTTTCCGGCAGCATGGTAAACCTGCGGTGCAGTTCCACCTTTACGATTTCGCCACGTTGGACTTTTGGCAAAATGGTTCCCATGTAGTAGTCATACTCGCCCCTGCTGTCAAACTCGTGTCCGGTCGATCTGGCGGCATTCGCAGCGGCTTCCAACGATGCAGGTGCAGCTTTGCCCCCGCACCTTCTCTGTGCAAGCTGCTTTTCCGCCTGCGCCCGGTAGCGTGGCGGCAGGTCGGAAAGTTCCAATCTCATGCTCATGGCTGATTTCTCCTATTCTTCCGCCGGGTCTCCGGTTTCTTTTTCAGCTTGAGAATCAGGTGCTTGGTGTTGTTGCCGGTGATGTGCTGCTCACACTCACGCAGGGTATAGCCGGGGTACTTTTTCTCCCAATACTCCCGGTCATCCGGCAGAGTAAAAGCCTCGTCAAAGCCCTTGCGGCTCCATCTTGTGTCGTTCGGGCGCGGAGTTTTCGGTTTTTTCAGTCCTTGGCTCTGCCGCCAGCGGCGGATGCGGGCGCGGGCTTTCGTCATGTAGGTCGTCAAGCGTTCAAAGCTGGAACAGGTCAGGTCGATAGGCTCAATTTTCACAAGCCCCATCGGCCGCCCGGTGCTGTCCCGCCACAAGTCCTTGATTTCCTGCCATGTCAGATTGCCTTGCAGGATCACATGATGGTGGTGTCTGCCGGTAACTTTCCCGTCCTCGTCCACCACGCTGTATTCTGCAACTTGCATCCACTTGGATGCTTCCCGCCCCGTCTTTTTGCAGAAGCGCTTCAAGCGGCGGGTGAAGTTCGTCCAGTCCCGGTCTACCTGGTCAAAATCTCCGGGCGCTGGCTGGTGGTCTTGGTCGTATGTAAACGTGGCCGCCCAGTCGCTTTCCCCGAAATTCGTATAGGCCAGCTGGCAGAAATACCGCCTTGCTATCATGTCGTTATACTTCTGCTGCGCAATGGAGGTCGCCAGTTCTCTTTTGCGGCGGGTGCTCGCGGTGTGTTCCTTGTCCGTTGTTTCAAAGAGATCCACTTCTGCATAATCGGATGTTCCGAGAATGTGTTTCTGCTCCCGAATGTACCATGCCCGCACCGTTCACTTCCTCCTTCCGCAAAGTTCTACTGGGATTTTCTTTTCTGTGGACAAAACACACACGGCTTCGCAGGACAAGGGGGATACAACGCCGGGCAGGTCTTTTTGAGTTTCTCATTCCTTCAAGCCATACAGACCCGCCCTCGTTTTCTCCCCCTTGACCCCCGCTTTCCCCGGCTTGTGTTCTTCTGTGGTCGCTAGATTAAGTTACACATACAAGCCCCTTGCCGCCTCGTCAGGGCGGCAATTTAACGACGGGCTTGCTTAATTCTTGATTAGAGCTTGATTAGTTTACTTCGTAGTCACCGATGCTGTTTTCTTCCGTTCTGACTTCCCAGCACTCGCAGGTGTCCTCCGGGTCCGTGAAGTCAGCACAGTTCGGAGAATCGCCGTTGAAGCATACCCAGGTGTAGCCCTCATGCCAGCGGCAGGTGCAGCAGGTTCTTTCAGGTTCCATCATCCTGTGTTCCTCTCGTCACGGTTCTAGCAGTGTGTGGCAAATCGGACAGGCGTGCGGTTCCCAATCTGTCCTGTACCCGCATACCGGGCACTCATACCAGCCGTATGGAAACACACCGGTAGCGTCATAGAATTCACGCTGCCATTTAAGTGGTTTCGGCAGTGGGGTGCCGGTCGCTTTCGCAAATTGGGCGGCCCGCATAGCAGTTGCAATGGCATCCCTTGCAGGTTTCAAAGAATCGTGTTCTTCCTTTTTCTGGGAGTTATCTGTCTTATCCTCCATGTCGGCCACCTTCATAAAAACGATCCATCGTTTCGTGGTACACTTTGTAGCACTCCGGGCACAGATCTCCGATTCCATGGATGTTTCTCATTTCAAGCGCCCAACCATCCAATGCTTTCTGGTCAAACACACCATCATCGAACCGTTCCGCGAACACCTGCTTTCTGCACCGGTTGCAGATAAACATTGCTCCGTTCTGTCTCATGGTACTGTCTCCAACTTTCCAACTTCAAAATCTTCAAGGTTCGGGTGCCGCTTTTTGGCGGCGCAGCGGGCTGCCATGTCCGCTTCTTCCTCGTTGTCTGCCTCGACCTCAAAATCTCCTAAGTAAACTTCGCCGTAGGATTCATAGGCCACGACTTCCGCTTTGTATTTCATTCCTCGTTGGCTCCTTTTTCTCTCAGCTCGATTTTCGGCCGTGGCTGGTCGCTGCGGTTCATCGGGTCGTAGTAGCTGACACAGCCCGGCATACCTTCCGGGTTATCGTGCCAGGCCAGCGCATGCCGGATGATCAGCCAAACGATTTCCGCCCGGTATGGCACTCTCATTACATCCGAGATAGGGGCGGGGAGAACAAATCTGTTATATGCCTGTTCCATTCCTATACGCATGAAATCTCTGCGGTCTATCGCAACCTCAAAAGCGTTATCTTCCTGCTCCTTGGTCTTGAATGCCCCATTTTTTTGATCAGAGTAGAATTTCGCAAGGCACAGATCATCGGCTACATCCCAGAATTGGCCCATATGTAAGCGCAAGTACCACTCGCAGGCTGCTTGCACAGCCTCGGCCACCGGGCGGCTCATGGTCAGCGTGATGGTCTCGATTTCGGTAGGTGCGTCATTCTTCTTCGCCATAGTGCGGCTCCTTTGCCCCCGGCCAGTGACGGCGCTGGCTGCGCTCAAACTTCCGGGCCATCGCCGCTGTCTGGATAGCTTCCACGGCCAGAGCAACAGCCCGGTCATATACGCCTTTCGTGGAAATCTGCGGATTGTTGGAGTAAACACCCATCCACATGGCATTGAGTTCCCGGCACAGACCGTTCATTTCCTGCACAGCTTCCACGACTTCTTCTTGGATGATTCCCGCGCCCTCATGCGGCCCTGCAAACATCCGAAACTTCTTGTTTGCAGCGACCAGCTCGATTTTGACCAGCCGCTTCACGTCATTTTTTACAGCGTCCATGGTCATTCCTCCACTCGGCTCTTGATCTCTGCCAGCAGGTCATCCAGCGGAACATCGGAAAGCGAAAACCCGGCCTCTCTTTCGTCCTCGACAGAGACCAAGAGTGCAGAGGAAAAGCACAAAACGGGGCGAACACCATAGGAGTGGTAGTACCAGTTGAGGTTGAAGGAGCCATCGGTGTAGACGTACCAGACGCTGTCGCCATTGTAGGTGTACGGAGAGCAATTCGGCGTACCGTAAGGCGTTGCCAACCACCACGGCGCATCTACCTTCGGGATCAGCCGCCAATATTTGCCGTACCCGCGCAGGGTCAACAGGCCAATCCTCACTTCAAAGATTCCGTATTCGTTCTGGCCGGTCGTGTCCTGAAGGTCGATTCTGAGCGGAATGAATGTACTCAGCGGAGTGCCGTTCTTTGTAAACTCTGTCAGGCAGTTGCCCAGATATGGCATAATCTCGCTCCGGCGCAGATCGTTGGGGCATTCCGGGTCGTCGCCGTCGCGGAACGGCATTCTCGTCCAAATGTCCTTTGCCAGTACCAGACAGCCGTGTTCGTCTGCATCCAGCTTCACAAACTCCTTGCCCAGCGCCCTGAAGATGCCGCCAATTTTCACGTTGCCCAGAGTTACGCTTTTCAAAATCTTACTCATCGTTATTCCTCCACTAAAACCACATTGGCCCAGCTGGTCTCGTATGTTTTCCCGTCAATCGTGACTTTCACGATACGATCATTGTGTACAAACGAACTTACCTTGTCCGCCCGTCCTTTGTCCAGTAAAGTGCCGTCCGGCAGGTAAACATATACCGTCTTGACCGGTTTTTCACCGCTTGCTGTGCCCTTGACTGCTTCACACCCAGTCAGTGTTACGCACAGCGCGGCAGTGCAGGTGGACAAAGCCAGCAGTTCCAAAGTCTTACGCATCGTTTTTGTCCTCCTGTTCGCTCAAGTCCTCCACATCGGCAACATCCCTAGTCTTTTTCACCATGTCGGCAAGCTCACGCAGTCCAGACTTTGCCAGAGGTTCCAGCTTTACAGGAAGCACCGCGCCGCGCACCACCATTCCGTCCTTGATAACATAGTAGCGTCCGCCGCTCGCCATCTTCCTGGCGCAGTATTCGAAATATCCGCTCTTGCGGATTTCATCTGCTACTGGCATGATCTGCTTCGCATCCACAAAACCGACCGTTCCCGAAACAGGCTCGATCATTGGAACCAGTTCACACCCGCAGTACCGGATACCGATTCTTCCGGTCACGCAGTCCATTTCTCCGTCTGCCGTGTCGTCCAAATCCATCCCTTCGATGTGATGGAGATCATCCGGGCAGTCATTATCAAACTCGATGTCTGCCCATTCCTTTTTGCTGATGCCCAGGAGGGTTGCCAACTCACTTTCATTTTGTGCCTTCGGAAATCCGGTCAGCGGGAAGATTGCCGTTTTTGTTCCGATGTACAGATCACACCCCTGACCATCGTTATAGAACACCTTGTAAAGTTTGCAATACTCGTCAGCCTTAATGAGCTTTGCAATCGCTGCCAGCTTCATTTGCTTCTCCTTTCGATTTCGATAGCCTGAACTTCAAACTTTTCGTACTCCGGGTAATGATTCTCGGCCTGCTCTTTGGCTTTTTCAACAGCCTGTTCGGCGCTGTCCGCATCCAGCCGGTACGGCAGCCAACCCGGCCACCCACCAGCACCGGTCGCTTTCAGCAAAATGTAGTACCTCTGCATCGGTGTGTTCTCCTTTCAGTTTTGGGCAATCCCGGAGTTGAACCGGGCCGGGCCTGTTCCCATGCTCACGAAAAAGGCCGCCGCAGCGGGCGGCCTGTGTCAGGAGTTGTGTGATCTTATTTTCAAAATTTTCTTTGCTTCCTCTGCGTGGAGAAGAACACTGTCCCGGCAGGTCATGCCCGGCTCTTGTAGCTCATAGAGCTTGCACTCTTTCGTGCAGCCTTTACTGCCTTTTCTGGTCTGTTCATTACACGTTATAAACCGTGCCGAGAGGATCCGTGTCAGTGTTTCATTGTCCATCATGCCACCAGATACAGCCAAAGGAATTTAATCAGTGCGGCCGGCACAAAGAAAATCAATGCTGCCCACAGTGCCACAGCTGCCAAAGCCATCAGAACACCCAGTGTTTTCATAAATCCGTCCATTGCTTTTTTCTCCTTTTAAGTTCAATTCTTGCCCAAGCTGCAAGGTCTTTCCAGTTTTCAAATTCCCGGTGACATGAAGTATTGCTGGCGCGTTTATCAAATGCTTCTGCAAGTTTTTCAACGCATAAATCAGGCAATTCCTCAATGTGTGATTCAAAAAACATAGCCATGATGTCCAATGGAGCACCCGCAGCAGCAATAGCCAAAACTTCTGCGTCATTTCTCCGGTCTCCGTGCGTTTGGAGCTTATCCCACATCACTTCGCCGCCTCCTGGATGATCCAGACCCGGTGTGTTCCATAGCCTTCCCAGCTCAGTGCATCTTCGTGGCTTCCAGAAACGGCTACGTCCAGGTGTTTTCCCTGGATGCCTGCTCCTTTGTCCTGAACGATTCTCACTCCTACGTCCTCGATATAGAGGACAGTTCCAAACGGGAACACGTCCGGGTCAGCAGCAACCGTCACATCAGCTTCCACCGGTGCGCCGCTGGCTGTGATTCCGGTTCCCATTCCGCAGATATGCTCCCGCTTTTCGGTGCAGTAGGCCGTGCAGAGAAAATCGCCAGCATCCTCAACCAGCAGTTTCCCATCCAGCCGATCCCGTGCTTTCAGAGAATCCCGCAGGGTGTCGGCATACTCTGCAATCTCTTTCGACACGTTCTCCCAGTCCTCATACCTTGACTTGTAAATATCCCGCTGGCATTCCAGGTCATTGACCCGGTGATAAAGTACACTGGTCTGTATGCCAGCAATCATGACTACTACCAAGGCAATTTTTGATATGTCCACTTTCATGTTTTTTCCGTTCCTCCCATCTTGTCAAAAGTAATTGGCGGATGCCCATGCTCCTGCGCTCTGAGCGTCCCGGACGTTCCCTGCGTGACGCTCATTCTTCCTCCGCCTTGGTCATTCAGTACCATATTTCTCAGCTCAAAAAGCGTTTGATCCTGATGTGTCGCCAGTGTTGCAGAAAGTTCTTTCTGAACAAGTGCTCCTTTTCCGCCACCCTCACACCCTGACCGGATCTTCACGGTGTAGGCTCCATGCTGCCCCCCCCCGCTGGCCTCGATGCCACCATTCGATCATGCCATGAATAGCAGTCAGCAGTAAGTCCGGCAATTTCTTCCCCCTTCGGGATGCACGGGTTAAAATCCCATTGAGTGCCTTTTCGCTCAAAAGCGACCACTCCGGCGGATTCTCTACGAGTATCGCAGACAGCATATACTCTGCGCCTGCGCTGGGGGATTCCCCAGTATTGAGCATTGACGATTCGATAGGCAACAGCTCCGTAGTTTGCGAAGCCCCCCCACTTGCCATGTTGGAGAATAGGCTTATCTGCTCTACCTCCGGCAAATCCTCTGATACGAAGTAGTTCATTGAGGACCGTTTCAAAATCCTTCCCTCCATTTGACGAAAGTGCACCGGGCACATTTTCCCAGATCACAAAGCGCGGATATTTGCCATTTGTTGCAACCAGCATTTCTATGATGATTCTGATTGCTTCCCAGAATAGCCCAGATCTTCCGCCACCCAGGCCGGCGCGTTTTCCAGCAATGCTCAAGTCCTGGCAAGGAGATCCGAACGTAATAATATCTACTGGCTCGATTTTGTCTCCCCGGACATCCTTCACGCTTCCCAGGTGCTTCATATGCGGCAGGTGCGTTCTCGTGACGGCAATAGGGTACGGCTCCACCTCACTTGCCCATACTGCCCGTCCACCGCACATTACCGCGCACAGCGGCATCGTTCCGCTGCCGTCAAACAGGCTTCCCAACTTCACGTCCTCGGCTGGTTTGCCCAGTTCCCGGAAGGCATTTTTGACAAAGAACAGTGCGTTCGGCAACGCCATACCATTGCCCCACATGGCATACTCTGCTGCCATGCTATGCAGGCCGTCATGCCAGCGCATCAATGCCTTGTCGCTTTCAGTGCTGCCGCCCTGCACAATTTTTCTGCTCGGTCTTTTCCCTTTGATTTCGCAATCTCTGGCATATATTTCACGCCAGAATGGAAACTCTTGTGGAGAGGTCAGCGGTGCGATTTCTGCCCACCCATCAGGGAAGCCCTGCAATCGGCCGCATTCCAATGGGATAAGACGGCGGACAATCCAGTCCGGTGAACCCTTTTCGCCGGCTTGAATCACTTTTGGTCCACTCGTTGCTACGCCATTCACTTTTGTAAGCGTTGCCGCCACCTCTCCGGTAACAGTTCCATTATAGGTATCCGCTCCGGTTGCTTCCGGCAACGGTTGAATTACCGGATTTATGTAGTTCAGGCTCCATCCGCCTTCCCCTTTAGCCTGCAATGTCCCGCTCACATTGCCGTTCAGACAATGGTGCCTTGCGTCATAGGCTACCGCGTGACGGTCAACGGTGTTCAGCGTGAATGTCACATTCTCGTCTACTCCCGTGCCGTTCATCCCGGTGTTGCGGTCTATCATATTCCCCGCCAAGCAGTATGATCCGGCAACAATAGGTGCTTCATGGTCACACGTCAGACAAGGGCAGGTGTTATCCAGCGTATCAGCCGATGCCTGCCCTGACGCTCTGCAAATCACCGGCTTACTTTCGCATATTTTCATGCTGTCCCCCCCCCCGCAGACCAAAAAGCCTTGCGATCTCATGGCCGAAGCGCTATTGAGCAGCGACGGTGCCACCCCGTCCACGCTGTAAATTCTCGCTCCTTGTGGAAACTCCGGCGTTAAGCATTCCAGTTCCATTCATTTTCCTCATTTCTTTTCTTGCACGGACGGTCGGTATCGAACCAGCTCACCTGCTCATGGGGGATAGTCAGAAGCAGGTGCATCCTTTATGCGTCCGCATATCAAACCCGCCCGGCAAGAGAGTACCGGACGGGGCGGCCGCGGCAACGGCCTACCGCTTTTGTTCCTGGACGGATTGAACAGGGCATTTCTACGCTCATGCTGCGGCGCACCCGTTCCCGTCGATTCCATGCGGGTGCGGCTTTTGCGGAAATGGCAGCCCGGTTTTGCACCGGGCTTTAACGGAAAGGAGGACGCTGCTGTACAGCACCATTCCGCTATGCCGGTCGGCTGATTTCCTGACCGTACCGGCTTCCATGGAAAACTCAACTCGGCGCATACAGGGTCCGGCCCTGCTTGCAGCGCTCAATGCCTAGAAAAAGCGCCATGCGCCATATAAAAGCAGCCCCGCTTCTTGCCGAACAGGTTGCGGTGCAGGGCTGCTTATTTCACGTTTGAGAAGAACTATGCTTTGTATCAGCGGCATTGTTTTTCTCGTAGTGCTCGCACTCCACGTTGTAACCACTGCAAGGCGCGCACCGGGCAGCGGTTATCTTGAATGTGTGCTTGCACTGTTCTTCAGTACCCTTTTGTTTTCCCTTGTGCGGGGATGCTCTGGTATGTGTACTTCTTGCCAAGCTCTTGATCTTCCTCGCTTTATATAAATAGGTGTTTCGGCCCAAAGGCATTGGGTTGCGACGCTTGTCCTGCACCGCTTCCCAGCGCTCCGGTGGATTGAAGTTTTTCCGCAATTTCATCCAGATTTTGAAACTGCTGAAGTCGCTTTCCCATGTTCCGAATGTTTCATCCATCCACTTGAACATTTCTTTTACGGCTTCTGGCAATTCAAATTTTCCATCACATAGGGGTCCCGGCACTTCCTCAACATCCGGCATGGTTGTCGGCAGTTCTATTCGCTCACCATTCGGAAGATCATAGTAGGCGGTGCCTCTGCTCACTCTTCTACCTCCATGATGTGCGTTGCGATCATGTCAGCCATGTGCAGGCACAGGGCTTCCGGGCACCGGTCATACACTTTGCTAAGAGTGTTCCAGTCCCGCTCACTGGTATAGGCACCCATGTGCCACCGGATGGCGAGAATTTCTTTGTCCGTCAGGTGAATCCATTGCTGGATGCGGATGACGGATTCTTCGCCGTGGCCCAGCAGTTCGGTATCTTCATACCGATAGCTGCCATCCGGCTTCTTGATGTACTTTCCGGCCTTGCAAACGTCATGGAGCAGAGCAGCGGTCAGGACCGCGTTCGTGTCACACTTTGCAAACTGCGGCATTTTCTCGCACAGTTCCAGTGCAGTTCTTGCCACGTTGAGCGAGTGCAGCAGCAGGCCGCCAGGAACATTCAGATGATGCTTCGCACTGGCAGGGCAGTTGTAGAAGTCCACTTCTTCCAGCACCATCATCAGCGCCATGCTGCCCGTCCTGTCACCGACAGCCTGCCGCAGAAGCCGTTTGTACTCTTCTTTCAGGAGTGCCTTGTCCATGGTCGTTCTCCTTTACGCTTCCTGCATAGTGTTCTGGGCGGCATCAGCAGCCGCGCTCTTGTCGGCGGCTGCATTGTCCACTTCCTTGTCTTTCCATGCCTCTTCCAGCGCCAGCGGGAGGGCAACGGTAATATCCGTCAGCCGCTTCTTTGCCGCTTCCCAGCTGTCCATGCCCAGCGCGATGGTCTGTGCCAGTACGCTGATTGCCAGGTTCTGCAGGGTGGTGGTGTCGCCGTTCAGGCACATATCCACATGGCCCTCATTGTTCAGCAGCACTTCGATTTTTGCCTTGTAATCTTCGCCCATATCGGTTGTCCTTTCTGTACCGTGTGAATGTTCGGTCGATGGTGGTACACCCTGGAATCGAACCAGGCAGCAGGGGTGAAAAATCCCCGCCTGCACCAAGCTGCACCATGTTAAAGGAGCGGTGTCGGACAACTGAACCGCTCCTGCCCTGCGGGCCGCCCCGCTGTGTTCTTTCTGCCCCCAGTAGGTAAGGCCCCGGCCTTGCGGTAGCCGGGCGGTCTGTCTGCGCCCCAGATAAACCGCATGGTGGGCGGGTAGGTCTGCCCATGCCTTCCGGTTCTGTTAGTCCCAGCGCCGGATCTCGTTGTTCCAGTCGTAAGCCTTGTTGACCAGAGTGTCCAGCAGCACCGGCACTGCCCATGCAACAGCAATGAGATCCGGGTCATAATTGATTTTTGTCAGCCAGCAAACGCCCCAGATCACGGTTGAAAAAATGCCATACAGAATACCGAACACCAGCAGGCTTTCCCCCAGGTGCAGCGCATCGCGGCGGAACTGCCGCCAGTTGAACGCCTTGTTGAAGCTGTTGATTGCCCTGTGAAGTTTTTCAAAAATCATTTTTTGTCCTTTCTTGCTTCTTTCGTCACTGCCATCCCCGTGGTACAATGAGCACGGAAAGGAGGTGATTTCTTTGAAGCGTTCTGAATATAACCAGATCGTCCTTGCCATTGTCGAAAAGACAGAATCCGAATTGAACAAAGGAGTAAAGGAAGCATACCGATCCGGCGGTCAAAGTTCCGCCCTTGCCTATCTCGCAACTTCGATTCCTGACACCGTTGCTCACATGGTTTCCGACATCCTCAAGCAAAGTGGGGTTCTTCATTTTGAGGATGATGGCTCTCCAGATAGTGAGTAAATTCTCGCATCTGCTCTTCTGACAGCGCTTCCTTATTGGGGACGTTGAACGGTTGCGGCCTTTGCAGTTCCAGCGCAAAGACCGCAATTTCTTTTGCCTCGCCAGTGATTTCAATTTTCATTTTTCGTTTCGCCTCCCTCCATGTGAAACAGGCTGGTTTGACTTGTATACTCTGCAAATCGTTCTTCTTCCAGTTGGAAATAGAACGGATCAATTTCAAACCCGATAAAATCAAGTCCCGCCTCATAAGCCGCTATGCGGCTGCTTCCGCTTCCAAGGTGAGTATCGAGAATCTTCTGTCCCGGCTCTGCATAGTTCTTGAAGATCCAGTCATAAAGAGCAACCGGCTTCTGCGTTGGGTGGATGCGTTTTTCGTTTAAGCTCTTGTTGCCCTGCATGGTGCCACCTTCTGTGATGCTTTTTCCCTGCATCATGCCGGACCACATATACCGGAACATTCTCACTGAGGAAAACAAATCTGTCGCCGCAATCTCGCAATCTGAAAAGCTAGAATTTCCATTGCACTTATCCCACACGATCCGTCCAGTAGCAAACTGGTAGTCAAAATAATTACAGCCCCATACAATATAGCGGCGGCACACTCGAAGCAGCTCCCTGAAATACTCCGGTTCTGGTTTACTCCAAGCAGGAGAAACGGGGTAGTCACGATGTACGCCTATTTTGCTGACTTTTGATCCGTAAAATCCTCTGCGTTCCGGGCCAGAGAAATACGGTGGATCCACAACCGCCAAATCAAAATAATTATCCGGGAACAGTTCCATTGCCGGCAGGCAGTCCATGTTATAGCAATGGTTCAGCTTAAACACTTCTCCCATGCCTTACTCCGCCGGGCAATCCGCCCGATACCTGAACCGCTGCTTTGCGTTGTATAATCGCTGCTGCCCAAGCTCTGCACTATATCCTGCGCGACCATTGGCATCCATCTTTCCAGTGTCACCGCGCTTCAGTTCCTTATAGATGGTGGAATAGTTGAAGCTCATCGCTCTGGCGATTCCGGCAACACTCTGTCCGGCATTGTACCGGGCTTCCAGCACCTTGCGGTCATCCTGCGTCATGTGTTTTGCCATTCTTGTTCCCTCGCTTTCCTGAAAAATGCGCAAAAAAATAACGCAAGAGAATCCGCTAAGATTTCTCTTGCGTTTTCTCTTGCGTTTATTTTACAAATTCAGCTTTTTTGAAGGTGTTTTTTTCTCGCTGGCGCTTTCCCGCGGCATTTCCCGCTCAATTTGGGCACCAAGTTCCGCCAGCATCCGTGCAAAACCGGCATATCCGCGGTCGATGTAACCGGTGTCGGTAATGCGGCTCCGTCCCCTTGCCGCC